CGGAATCCTGGAGCTAAGCCGGGAATGGCCGGAGCCGATGGCGCTCGCCCCTGAGGCGATCAACTACACCACCAGCATCACGCTGGGCAATGAGGATTACTGGACCGGCGATCGTCTACTGCTGCACTTCCCGGATGGCACGCCCTATGGCGAGGGAAGCCCATCAGGCCGCGGCATGTACTACGGCGGCATCTGGGAGCTGAGCGCCTCCAAGCAACACGTCACTGCGCTCGACGATCAGTATTACCAAGCCGATGACGCAGAGCTGTTCTACGACAACAGCGCGATCGACACCACCACCAGCGGCTACATGCGCATCGATGCGCTGGGTCGCATCCGGTTGTTCACCAGCGAGATCGCTGCTCACAACCTGATCACCGCTGATGAGATTCCGCTTAAGTCGATCCAAACAGGCAACTTCGTGCTGGCCCGCTACAGCGCGAATAGCACCTACACCAACGCAGTGATCGCCGCGGCCAACAGCATCAAACCGCTGACCTTACCCAGCGACAGCCAAGAGCTCGCCGAGGTGATCACACCACCGGCTGGGTTGACGGCGATTGCCAGCGATCCTGATCAACGCGGCTGGCTGATCCAGTGCGATCTGACCGATTGGGCGATGGACATCGACGCAGACAACCTCGACATGACGGCGATCGGCGAGACGTTCGGCGAGCACACCAAGGCGCTGGTCCGCGGCGCCGGCAACCTGCAGTTTCAGGCTGAGAACAAAGTGGTGGCCGGCGAGCAGTCCAGTACCACCTTGCTGCGCCTGGTGCTGCTCACACAGCAGTATTGCCGCTCGAGCGCGAAGTTCTATCTCTACAAAGACCGGACTGCAACAGCTGACACGATCGGCGGCAATGCCTTCTATGAATGCACGCTGCTGCTCAATAAGTCGAAGGTGAATGTTCGCGCTGGTGAGCTGATCACAGGCTCGGCTGACTTCGTGGCGACTGGCGAGATCGGGCTGAAGTTCACCTAGCACAGATCGGTAGACTCAAAACAGAAGGATGCCTGATGCGGTGTGGCTCAACTGAATCTGGCCGGGGCAAGCGGCGCCCTGGACAACATCAACGCCACACAGGCTGAGTTCCGCGCTCAGATCGCTGCGCTGAATGACCTGATGCGTCAGGTGGCCGGCACCGCCAACGTGGCAGCCGGCAGCAGCGAGATGCTCGATCCGCTGACTGCACCGTTCACGCTCTACGTCAACCCGTACATCGGGCAGGACACATTCGCGGCAGGTTCCTACAACACCTATGAGGCACCGGGTGGCAGCACCGATGAGGAGATCATCGAGGCCAAGCTGAAGCGCCTTGATAAGCAGCGCCTCACCTGTGGCTTCAGCCCGCAGCGCCCGTTTAAGACGATCAACCGCGCCGTGATCGAGGCGGCGATCATCACCAGCAAAAGCTGGTACACGATCACAGACCCGAAGGCGCACCTGGACTGCGTGTCGATCGTGCTGGCACCTGGTGTCCACACGGTCTACAACGACCCCGGCGTTGGCACCGTCACGCCCAACTGGGCTGATGGCTACGAGCCCAATTCGGCTGAGCTGATCAAGTTCAACCCGAGCACGGGTGGCATCCTGCTGCCACGTGGCTGCTCATTGTGCGGACCTGATCTGCGCAAATGCACGTTCAGGCCAACCTGGGTGCCGACCAACGCCGACGAGCTGGCTGATCGCAGCAACCGCAGCGAGATCTTCAAGATCACCGGCACCGGCTACTTCTTCGGTTTCACCTTCATGGATAAGGTGAACACCGCAACCAGTCATCACCTGCTATCTGCTTTCGGCTTCGCCAGCAAGGTCGAGCTGGATGCGTTCTACACCAAGGTGCGCAGCTCGATCGGCAGTGGCGGCAACCTCAGTGCTGCGCTGGCCGTCACCCGCCAGACCGAATACGAGATCGTCGGCCCGATCGACGACACCCCAGACGCTGACTGGGACACCACGCAATCGGCTTCGCCTTACATCTTCAACTGCTCAGTGCGCTCTGAGTACGGCATGGGCGGCATCCATGCTGATGGTGCCAAGGTCACCGGCCTGAAGTCGATAGTGACCGCCAACTACACAGGCGTGTCGCTGCAGAAGGACATGAGCTGCTGGCAGCTCTACAGCGGCAGCAGCTGGGTGACGATGCCCAGTTACGCCACCTACGTCAGCACCGACCCGAACAACGTGCGGATGAATCCCGCACGACGCAGCTACCACATCCGTGCGATCAACAACGCCTTCGTCCAAGAGGTGTCGATCTTCGCCATCGGCCAAGGCGTTCATCACTCCACCGAGAGCGGCGGTGAGATCACCGTCACCAACTCGAACAGCAGCTTCGGCGGTTGCGTTGCCATCGCGCAGGGCTACCAGACCACCCCATTCGACATCGACACGAAGTGGCGCTTTGCCTACTTCAAGGTGCCGGTGAACATCGGCGAGAAGACCAACAACATCCAGAAGTATTACCTGGGCAAGGTATCGGCCTACATCGACGACCAGCCCTACGTGAATCTGGAAACTGCGCTGACAGCGCAGGATGGCACCACCAACGTGCCTGCCACGATCGGCCAATACGGCTACACGCTGCGCCGTGGCAGTTACGTGTGGGTGGAGAACCCGAACGGCAACGACTTCCGCGCTCAGCTGTCCACGACGAAAGATCCATGGAGCACTGCTGATCCTGACCGCATCTACTTCGCTGATGGCACCAGCCTGCAGGCGTTCAACGATGAGGAGGCATCAGAGCAGGCGCCCGGCACCAACAATCTCGGTGTGAACCGCGCCGTCGGTCGCCGCGTCTACATTCGCCGCATCAGCGATACGCGCAACAACGCAGAGCGCAAGCTGTCGATCGGGATGTTCACCATCCTGACGTCCACCCGCGTGGCGCAGCGCGACTACGTGCTGCAGCTTGACCCGACCGCTCCGGTACTGATCGGCGACATTGCCCCGTATGTGAACGGCACGCTGCCTGTTGCTGAGCCGCTGTCGATCTCAAGCGTGCTGGCCACCACCATCTCCGACGCTGACTACGGCCCGACCTTTACGGGCCAGATCAAGCAAAGCATGGAGATCCAGCTCACGCGCAACGCCCCAGTGGTGACCTATGCGGTGAGCACCTTCTACCGCCAAGGCGTCACGGTCACCTACAACAACAAGCACTACACCGCGCTGCGTGATGTGACGACAGCGGGCAGTGGTGGCCCTGCTGCAGCGGACTGGCAAGAGAGCTACGTCCACATGCCGAGCGCCTACCGCCCCGGCGACAAGCTCGACTACAGCAGCTACAACCTGCTGCTCGACGACGACAACAGCAATGACGCCAACAGCCTGACGCTGGGTTACGACTTCAACGCGCTCTGGACTGACGCCACCCCGAGCACGGTTGAGAAGTCGCTGCAGGATCAATACCGCTCCAGCAACGACTACCTGGCGGCCTATGAACTGCTGCGTGATCTGGGTTTCAGCGAGACCGCGACGCACGCAGCGCTGCAACCTCGCGCAACTGCTGATCGCATCCGCCGCGTCAACAACACCACGCACTTCCCTACAGCACCATCGGGTGGCTTGGCCACGGCACGCGATTGCTGGGCTGCTGAGTTCCGCCGGCCTTCGGTGTTGCGCCTGTTCGGCCATGCTTTTGAGTGGGCTGGCACGCTCAACTACTCCAAGGCGTTCCCGTCCGCGCAGCAGGAGCTGACGCCGCTCAATAAGTTCACCTACTACTTCACCAACGAGCTTGGTGGCCGCGCCTACGCCACTGGCTTCAACGAAGAGGGCTACCTGGTTAAGCCCACCGGCATCGAAGACATCAGCACGGGTGAATCCCGCAGCCTGACTTCACTGGCGACGGTAGATGAGGATCCGGTCAATGCCTTCCCGGCTGGTATCGACGTTGGTGGCACCAGCTTCTTCAACGACATCGAGATCAATGGTGAGGTCACCTTCAACTACGCCGCCACCACTGACACGCTCGGCCCGGTGCAACTGGCAGGCAAGGAAACGCTGCAGTCTGAGTTCTATCCCGGTAAGGGCACCACGCTCACCGATGCAGAGTTCAACACGGCGATCAATTACGGCAACCAGCCCGAGGCGGTCACGCTTGGCGGGCTGAACTACTGGCGTGAGTATCACGCGCTGCTGAGCGCTAAGGCGCTGAGCTTCGAGGTCGGCAGCGAAGCCGATGAGATTCCTGTTGCTGGGATGTTGGGCCGCATGGCGTTTGTCGATGAATGGTGCGGCTACGCCCAGGGCGGCGGCAGCATCACACAGGCGACGAGCAAGGCGACCGGCGTCACATTGAACACGCCCTGCGGTCAGATCACGATGGATGGTGCAGCGCTCGCTGCCAATACGGCTGTCGCATTTACACTGACAAACAGCCAGATCTCACCTCAGGATGTCGTCGCTGTCAGCATTAAGTCCGGCGCTACTGCTGGCGCTTATTCGGTCAGTACGTTGGACATCGCAAGCGGTTCGGTGAAGATCGTGCTGCGTAACCTCACCGCTGGATCACTGTCCGAGGCGGTGGTTCTCAACTTTGTACTTATCAAGTCCACCACCACCGCCTGATCAACGACCATGGCCATCAAAGAGCTGTTCCAGGATTCCCGCCCGCAGGTGCTGTTTGACCCGAGGGCGTCGCAGCGTATTGACCCGAGGTTTAAGTTCACAAGGAATGGAACGGCGTCGTATTACGACAAGGATGGCGTGCTGCGTTATGCGTCTGCGAATCAGCCGCGATTCAACCACGACCCAGCGACGGGAGAGAGTTTAGGGCTGTTGATGGAGGCGGCGAGGACGAATTTGGTGTTTCGTAGTGAGGATTTCAGTAATGCATATTGGCTAAAAAGTGCCAGCGGAACTGGTGTCGCGCCTGTTGTCACTCCAAATAGTAATATCGCCCCCGATGGGACTATTACTGCTAGTCAAATTGTTTTCAGCAGAAGCACGGCCACTAATTTGGATATTTCTTACATTCAATCTGCCAATTTGGCACCGACATCTATTTCGTATGCTGGCAATCTGTGGATAAAAGCAGCATCCGCAGGGGATGTAGGGAAACAAGTCCAATTCCGCCATGTTTCGTCAACAGGGACTC